TTCCGATGTGATTGCTACGGCAGATGACATCTTGCGCTTGATGGCGCAGAGTGGGGGCAAAGACATTACCGCTGGTATGTACCCACGCAGATCAAAGGATCGTAACTTCTTCGCTGATCTGTACTTTGACGAAAAAGAAGACCTTGAGTTTGACGGCTCCCTGATGCGCTTAAAGCGCGTTGGTACAGGCTTCATGTTGATTCAGCGCCACGTCCTAGAGACGATGGTTACGTCGCATCCTGAGTGGTTCTACGACTTCAAGGGTGAGCAAGTTTGCAGCGTGTTTGACTTTGAAATCAAGGACGGTCACTATCTTGGTGAAGACTACTTGTTCTGCGACCGCGCTGCCGAGCACGGTTTTAAAATTTACGCCGACGTAGACATCAGTCTGCCCCACGTTGGTACAGATACATTTGAGAATAACTTCCGAGAAGAGGTTGTATTGCCTTTACTGGAAGCTATCCGTAAGACCAAACTGAAAGTAGCAAATGGCTAAAACAGAAGCATGGACACGCAAAGAAGGCAAGAACCCCAAGGGCGGCTTGAACGCCAAGGGACGGGCCTCGTACAACGCAGCGAACCCCGGCAAGCCGGGTCTGAAACGCCCTCAACCAGAGGGCGGCAAACGCCGCGACTCTTTCTGCGCCCGTATGGAAGGCATGAAGAAAAAGCTGACAAGCGCGAAGACGGCCAAAGACCCGAACTCCCGCATAAACAAGAGCCTTCGGGCTTGGAATTGCTGAGGTAAAGGTATGAAAAAACACAAGTTTGCTGATGGCGGAAAAACCACCGCTGAAGAAAAATTGGAAAAATACATACGGGTTCCAACAGAAGCTGTAGGCGGTAGATTCCCCGTTGTTAAGAGTAAGTTACCCGCCGCTTCTCGTGCTGCACGTCTTGCCGCAGGTGAAGAACCCATGGAAAATTCAATGCGGGACTACGCTGCCGCAGAAGTGGAAGAAGGCGATAATTTACGCCCCTTTGCAAAAAAGAACATTGCCGCTGAACGTCAAAAGATTAGCGAACTTGCGGATCAGTACAAGCGGGAAACTCGTGGTAAAAAAGCCGGGGGCGCTATTCGTTCAACATCTTCCCGTGCCGATGGCATCGCCCAGCGTGGTAAAACTCGTGGGAAATATATATGAGCGAGTCACACGAAACCGCTAAACATGTGGTTGACGCTTTGTCGATCATGACCGTTGTGGGAACCCTAGTAGAAATGTTGCCATCAATTGCAGCCGTATTTACAATTGTGTGGACTGGCATCCGCATCTGGGAGACCGAAACGGTCCAAAATATTCTTGGTCGCAAGGGTAAGAAAGATGCCGAGTAAGACCAAAGCACAAAGAAATTTCATGGCTGCGGTGGCGCATAGCCCCTCGTTTGCTAAGAAAGCCGGAGTCCCACAGTCCGTGGGAAAAGAGTTTAATCAGGCCGATAAAGGCCGCAAATTTTCTAAAGGTGGCGATATGAAACACGATGACGCAAAAATGGACAAGGGCATGATGCAGAAGGCCGTGAACAAACACGAAGGCCGTTTGCACAAAGGTCAACCAATGACCAAGCTGGCTAAAGGCGGCATGGCTGCTTCCAAAATGGGATCAGTTAAGACCGGTAAGACACCAGACGGTATTGCTGAGCGCGGCAAGACCAAAGGCACCATGGTCAAAATGATGGGCGGCGGTTACGCCTGCTAAGACCATGATGGCCAGTCGTGGTATGGGGGCCATATCCCCCAGCAAAATGCCCAAAGGCGTCCGCAAGGCACGCCGGGATGATACTGACTTCACGCAATACGCTGAAGGCGGCAAGGTAGGCTGCAAGTGCCACGATATGGCCGACGGCGGTAAAGTAAACGAAGCCGGAAACTACACCAAACCTGAGTTACGCAAGCGGATTGTGTCTCAAGTTAAGGCAGCAGCAACGCATGGTACAAACCCCGGTCAATGGTCGGCACGTAAGGCGCAGCTGGTTGCTAAGAAGTACAAGGAAGCTGGTGGAGGCTACAGAGATTGAAAGCTCCTCAGAAATCGCTCAAGGACTGGGGCGACCAGAAATGGCGCACCAAGTCTGGCAAACCGTCGAGTAAGACGGGGGAGCGGTATTTACCTGAGAAAGCAATTAAGTCTTTGACGCCCGCTGAGTACGCCGCAACTACTAAAGCCAAACGTGCAGGTAAAGCGTCCGGTAAACAATTTGTGGCGCAGCCAAAAACTATTGCAAAGAAAACGGCAGGATTTAGATGACTACTACCGGAACCACACTGTTCAACATGGACTTCACGGAGATTGCCGAGGAAGCGTGGGAGCGTGCGGGCCGGGAGATGCGGTCTGGTTACGACCTGCGTACAGCGCGTCGTTCCATGAACCTGATGACTATCGAGTGGCAGTCCAAGGGTATCAACATGTGGACGATGGAGCAGGGTGTTATTGACCTTACTCCGGGCTTGGCTACATACGCCCTGCCGACAGACACTATTGATTTGCTGGAGCAGGTGATCCGTACCGGCTCTAATACCGCGTCTACGCAGGCAGACCTAACAATCACACGTATCAGTGTTTCTACCTATGCCACTATTCCAAACAAGCTTCAGCAAGCTCGCCCAATTCAAGTCTGGATTCAGCGCCTTTCTGGGGAAACTAACCCAACGGTTTCGGTCTTGGACGGAGCCATCACTTCCACAGACACCACGATCACGCTTAACTCGGTGGTTGGACTAGCTGGTTCTGGGTTTATTCGTATTGATTCAGAAGATATTTACTACACATACGTCAGCGGTAATACGCTGGGCGGCGTGTTCCGTGGACAAAACAATACCACTGCGGCGTCCCATACCGATGGCTCCGCTATCTTTGTGCCACAACTTCCAGCAGTAACAGTCTGGCCTACCCCTGACAACTCAACGCCCTACCAGTTCGTATACTGGAGACTCAGACGTGTTCAAGACGCTGGCGCTGGTGTTAATACCGCAGACATGAATTTCCGCTTCCTACCTGCTCTGGTGGCAGGTCTGGCGTACCACATCGCCATTAAGGTGCCTGAGTTGATGCCTCGCATTGAGATGCTGAAACAGATTTACAACGAGACGTTTGAGATAGCTGCCGGTGAAGATCGGGAGAAAGCTGCTGTACGGTTCGTGCCCCGCCAGATGTTTATTGGTAATGGTGGTGGCTACTAATGGGGAATAGGTTCGCATCCGGCAAGATAGCGATTGCTGAATGTGATCGCTGTGGCCAGCAATTTAAACTGAAGCAGCTTAAAGAAGAGATCATTAAGCAGCGGAAGTACCAGTTGTTGGTTTGCCCAGAGTGCTGGGACCCAGATCAGCCGCAGTTGATGCTTGGAACGTTCCCCGTGGATGACCCACAAGCTCTGCGTAACCCTCGCAGGGATACAACGTATGTCACTTCTGGTGTCAACGTTAACGGTAATCTGTCTGGCGGCTCACGAGACATTCAGTGGGGATGGTATCCGGTTGGCGGAGCCAGTTTAAATGATGCAGGTCTCACGCCAAACTACTTGGTGGCGACGACTTTTGTTGGTACAGTAACGGTAAGTTAAGGAGATTAAAATGGCATTCACACGTTCAGCAGACGGCATTGCAAAAAAGGGCAAGACTGTCGGTAAAAACTACGGCGATAGCGGCCCAACAGCTAAAGAAACCATGGGCGGCAAGAAAACCAAAGGCGTGACTAGCGAGGCTATGCGTAAGGTAGGCCGCAACATGGCCCGTGCAAACAATCAAAAGTGAGGTCATCATGGCAACATTCAGCAAAAAGATGATGGGCAAAGAAGTTGGCGATGCCAAAGTCTACGCCAAGCCACACACCATGACAGGTAAAGCTGTCGAGGCGTCTTCTAATCCCGGCTCAGGCCCTAACCATAGCAATGCAAGCACAGTCAATATGTCTGTTGGTGCTGTAACTCGTCGCGATCAACCTGCTACTAAAACTAGCGGTATTAAAGTGCGTGGTACAGGTGCAGCTACTAAAGGTCTGATGGCTCGTGGCCCAATGGCTTAAGGTTTAAACCATGACAATGACATACGCCCAACTTGTTACTGCGGTACAGGATTACACGCAGAACACGTTTGACACGACTACGATCAATACAATGATCAAGCAGGCGGAGCAACGCATCTATAACACGGTGCAGATTGCCAACTTGCGTAAAAACGTCACGGGTGTGTTAGCGTCTGGAAATAAATACTTAGCCTGTCCAGAGGATTTTCTCTCGACATATAGCCTTGCCATCTACCCGTACAACGCAACCACAGCCACCGGCACGTCCGGTGCAAAAACAATTGTGGTTGCCAGCGCAACAGGTATTGCGGCAGGTCAGCAAGTGACGGGTACAAACATTGGCACCAACGCCGTAGTGCGTAGCATCAGCGGTACGACAGTTACTTTGACTGTGGCCAATAGCGGTACAGTAAATGGTGCTGTGGTGTTCCAAGGTGACTACCTGTACTTGCTCAACAAAGATGTCAACTTCATCCGTGAAGCATATCCACTGAGTGCACAGGCTTCTGAGCCAAAGCACTACGCCATCTTTGGGCCACAGTCAGCCAACGTAAATGAGTTGTCGTTCATTCTTGGCCCTACGCCAAATGCCAACTACTACGCAGAACTGCATTACTACTATTACCCAGAGTCCATCGTGACGGCCACAACCACATGGCTGGGTGACAACTTTGACTCTGCATTGCTGTACGGCACGCTGTGTGAGGCTGGTACTTACATGAAGAGTGCACCGGAAGACGGCATGTACAAACTGTACCAAGAACGGTACGTTCAAGCTATTGCACTTCTCAAGAATTTGGGTGACGGCAAACAACGTGCCGATGCCTATCGTGATGGTCAAGTTAGGGTTGCTGTTTCATGAGTTACATCTTACAAACCCAGACGACCAGCTTCAAAAAAGAGCTATATACAGGCGTTCACGATCTATCTACGGATACATTAAAGATCGCCCTGTACACTGCAAACGCAGATTTAAACGAAACCACCACTGTGTACTCCTCTACAAATGAAGTGAGCGGGGGTGGTTATACCCTCGGTGGTGTAACGCTGACTGGCGTAACCATTAACTCGTCAGGTTTTACAGCCTATGTTGACTTTGACAATGTAGTGTTTAACGCATCGGTTACGGCTCGTTGCGCGTTGATCTACAACTCCTCGCAGGGCGATAAATCCATAGCTGTGTTGGACTTTGGTTCTGACAAGACCTCTACAAATTTCACCATCACAATGCCTGCTAACACGGCGACAGCAGCATTGATCCGTTCTTCTAATTAAGGAGTCTCACATGAGCATGGACAAACTGACCGCTACAGACCAAGTGTCAGCAGCAACAAAATACAACACAATGCCAGCAGATCAGATGGCTATCAACGGCTACTACCATGCTGTTTGCTACGGTGCTGACGGCCAAGTTAAGTGGGAAGCTCCCATTGAGAACTTGGTAACAACCGTTGGTCAGAACTTGACCTTGGACACCATCCTTGGCAACTCAGCCGCCGGTGCAGTTGTGATGGGCTTGAAGGGTACAGGTACAGCCGTGGCTGCTGACACACAAGCTTCTCACGCAAGCTGGGACGAAGTGGGCGGCACTAACGCTCCTGCATACTCTGGCGACCGTCCTACACCTTCATTTAGTTCAGCGGCTGCTGGCAGCAAAACTACGTCATCTGCGGTGTCTTTCTCCATGACATCGACTGGTACTGTTGCAGGCTGCTTCATCAACATCGGCGGTAGCGCAACAAAAGATTCAACCACAGGCACATTGTTT